TCATAAATCTACCCTTAATCGTGTATTGGATGATAGTTGCGGATTTTAGGTTTAATTTTTCGAGTTCTAAAGCTTGAAGTTTTGTTTGATAATCATCATATAATCTTAGGCCCTCGGTATAATCTTGTGTCAATTTTAGTTTCTTGGTTGCGATATAACGATCAACCTCTTTCAGCTTTGCGTCTGTGATTTTTTTCTCTTGCTCCACTGACAGTCCCGGGGTTATATCCGTTTTTTTTATTTTAGGGGCAATAACTTCTACTTCTGGCAACTCGTTTGCAGGTTTTTTAGGCAGAAGAGGAGAGTATTTCTGAGATATCTTATCGAGGTTGGATGCTAATTGGTAAGTTTGTGTCATATAGCTCTGTAAACTTCCCCAGAAATCCTTATCGACCTTACCTCTGGCACCATAGTAGTAGTCAATGTAAGAGATGACATCATCATACGTTTTTGTCCATGAGCGTCCGTTCTTTATCCCTTCATCTGTTATACGTTTTACGTCTCGAAGCATAGCGTCGGTAACGAATTGCCCCAGATTTGATTTTTCCCTCATTTGATCCATCAAATCGATTTGTTTATTTAAGGCGGTGGTCGTTACATCCTCCTTCTCTTTCTGCATGGTTTTTAAAACTATGTTTTCATGCAACTTTTCATTAACTATTTCTAAAGCTTTTGCGATATCCTCGGTTGTACTTTGTTCTGTTAGTTGGTTTTCAAGATATTTTCCATATCGAGAATTGATCTCATCGATTAATTCTTTTCGTTGCTTTGTTCCGGCGTTGCTTCGTTGGAGAGCGTCAAATAGGGTATAAGCTTCTGCCCGTTCTGTGGAGATTTCCTTGTTCATCTCTTTTAAAGCCCGGGCACTTTTTGTTGAATTATCCCATATTTTGTAAATGCCTACAGCTAAAGCCGTAATTGCCACACCTGCCGCAATAATGGGATTGAGACCCAGAGTCACTAAGAAACTGCGCATAGCCATAGTCGCAGCTTTGATATTTCTAGCCTTGAGAGCTGATGCTGCCGCTAATGCATATTCTGCGGCTATGGAAGAACGGGTCGCAACTAAATGAGCTTTTTCTATAATTGTAGCTTTTAGAGTAGCTCCATTTGACGCAATCTTCCAGTAAGTGTTTAGCTTGATAGCGGCTGTATACAAAGTTAATGTCGATATTAAGGTAATAACCAGCCCTGTATTTTTACTGATCCAATCAGCCATCAGAACTAGTTTTTTAGTCCAGTTCACGGTTTGATTCATTACGCTGATAATGGATGGATTGATCTTCTCCATTAACTCAATGCCAAGATCGTTAAGTTTGTTTTTTGCTTGTTGCATTTTAGCCGTGGCGGATTGGCTTTTTATCGTGGCCTGCTCTAAAGCGACGGATGTGCCGGTTATGGCTTTCGTATAATATTCTACCTTATCCGCTTCATTGATAAGGACAGAGGCAACATTGTAACCTTCTTCCCCGAACATTTTTTTGATAGCGGTAGCGTCCATTTGTTTTTTGCGGAGATTTTCCAGAGCCGTACTTAGCCCGACTATTTTGGGGTTAGTCTCGTCAGCTCCTGTTTGCAGGGTAAGGAAAAACTTTTTGAGTCCGGTACCGGCGATCTCGTCCTTGATACCTTTCTCTCCCAGAGTCTCTATGGTTCCAACCAGTTGTTCGATCGGGATCTTTGCGGAAGCGGCTGCGACACCACTTGTCTTTATAGCCTTGGTTTGGCTCTCTACGGCTGCCGCACCGAATTTACTTCCGGCGGCAAGTACATTTACATATCGAGCGGCTTGATCAGCTCCATCCCCATATTGGTTTAATGCCAAGGTGACGGCATCTACCGCATCTGTAAGTTTCATGCCACTGGCAGAGGCGAGGATGAGCGTTTGCTCCGTCACTTCTGCTAAAGCCTCTTTATTTGCTAGCAATTCGGGTTTAGCGGAACCTACTAATTTATAAGCTTCCAGTATCTCATCAGCGGATTGGCGTATGCGGATACCTTCTTCGGTAACTGTAGTGGAAAGACGTTTTGCTTGATCTGTAAGCCACTCTATACTTTCATCATCTAGGCCTGTAAGAGCTTTTACATCGGCCTTGCTTTCTTCCAGTTTATTGCGGGCTTCACGGAATTTGTTGAAAGTAAGAGTAATACCCGTAATGGCTGCCACTGCGGTACCAATGATTCCCATATATTTATTTACGAAATCTGTGGCACGTCCCCAGACCGAGGCTTGGCAACCGATCTCTACACGCATCTCTTGTTGGGCTAGTGCGGTTTCTTTGGAGATGCGTTTCAGCATTTCTAACTTAGTGTTATATTCAGCGGTACCACGAGTTACTTTTTTCAGCTCCGTTGAAATTTTATTCTTTGTCTTTATTAAGTCATTATAAGTAGCTCCACTTAGGTTCTTCAATACTCTTTCCGTATCAGCGACCTCTTGCTTATACTTTTGCATCTTCTGGGTTTGGGCAGTCAACTCACGTTCTATTTTCTTTGCCGCCTTACTATTGCCTTCTCCGGCCGTCCGGAGATCAAGTAGCTTTTTCTCCAGTTCCCCGATTTTCGTCTCTAACTCCGATGCGCTAGTCATTGCGTCGGAGTTATCCAAGTATATCTTGATGCTCCTGTTTAAATCTCCTGCCATATCCTAATCTTTATCTATGAAAATTCGTGATGCGTCGATTTGCATATCGGCGGCGTAGTCCGCTACGATGTCTGCCAGTTTGGGAAGATTCTTTTCGATGATGGGATCGAACCAACGGATCGGGTGGCGGTTGCCGGTTCCCATCAGGTAGAAAGAATCCGGGTTGGTCTTTTTCAGCTTCCCGTATTTGTCCGTCCATTTAGAGCCGCCCCGGAAACCACCTTGGCCCCGTCCGGCTCCCTTATGGATATAGATACCTTCACGGGCGAAACTGAATCCCACTCGTTCGGTCTCTCCTTTACTTTTGTAAATTCTGGGTTCTAGGGAGTCCGATAGGAACTCATCTTTCTGGACAAGCAAGGCGATATTCCCTTTTAAGTCTTGGATCACGTAACCCATCCATTCCTTTACCTCAGAATTGAATTGTCTCAATTTCTCCTTATCCTGCCTACGTTCATACCGGGCGATCCGGCTGGTTGACTCTAGCGAGATCTCGAAGGGTAATCCTTCCCTCGCTCCGATTAGGGAGTTCCTGCGTTTAGGTGTGCGCATCTGCTCGCTCAATCTTTTCATGACTCCCATATCATACCCACATTGATTTGTCGATAGAGAAGGGGATAGGCTTTCTTAGATTGAAGCCTAACATCACCCCATAGAAATTATCTCCCATGGGACCAATGCCCCGAAAGGTCATGCTGTTTAGCTCTAGGAACTGAAGCCCGTTACGTTCCTCGTTCCAGTCGAGCATCATCCGGCAGACGATCTGCATGAGAAGATCCTTGCATTCCGCTTTCGCAAAGTGAATCCCGTCGATATCCCCGGCCTCGCATTGCTTTAATAGGGCGATAAAATATTGTGGGACATTTACGAGGTTATCATTGTTAAGCCAAGAAAAATCCGAGTTAAGCCCATCGATGGCGACTAATACATGATCCCGGATAGAGGAGATACGTTCTTCCAGATCGGAGATTTCCTCTACCTCGTCACTACGGAGGAAATGACATTCCCCGTCCGTATGACCGATAGCGGCTAGATGCCTAGCGATCCATTCCGAATACTCAAAGTGATTGTATATGTCCATAACATCCAATTTATAGACACAAAAAAAGCCCCCCGAAGGGAGCTTTTAAAGGACATATGAAAACTACTAATCACCTTTTATACCTACTGATATAATCAGTCAAGCGTTCAGCTTGCAATTTTGTTATCTTTGTAAATGAAATCTTCTTCTTAAGTGTCTCAAAACCAAATTCATCTATAAACTTACCAATTGAAACATTTAAAAACATAGAAGGCAAAGAAGACACACCTTCCATATCGATGGTAATCTTGTCCGAAGAATTCATATTCTCTCTGATTATATCATAGAGACTACTTCCTGCCATAGGAAAATCCTTTCCTTCCATCACGTCATAAAGTTTAATTGTACACATAGTATCCTCTTTTTATTTAGTTAAAAATCAAACTCGTCTAAAATTTCTTCTTCTTCCAAATTTCCTAAATATAATTCGAAATATATCAACGTCCCATTAAAATCAAAATCAATATTGTCAATTTTAACTTCATGCTTCTTTAATAAACGAGCTGTATTGCAAATTATTCTTACTGCATCAGCGCACGATAATATATTATCTAGGCCTTTTCCTTTATTATGAACCTTAGATCCAACTGTAAAATCAACCTCTATAGACTTTTTCAAAGCATCGCTATCTGATATTATAGTGGAATCAAAATTTCTGACAGATTTTGATATACCTTTCCCGAAATCACAAATAGCTACACGCAAGACTTCATCCTGTCCTTCATATTTAATAAATGAAAAAGCATTACCATTTGCATCAGCATGATCAAAAACATTATAAAATGCTTCTACTATGCTAAGCGAAATTATACTTAAGTCTTTACCTCTAAAGAAATTCTTTTTAAAATATTGTTCTACCTCTATTGCATATGCGTCTTTTTGATTCTCAACTATACGCCATAAATTAAATATATTATCACTTTCAGAATCCACATGATCTTTACTGTAATTCCAATACTCTCTAAATTTAAGATCTTCAAAAAACAGCTTCTCTATAGATTCATTTGATATCCGTATAGTATGTTCTTCTACATTTACTAAAAATTCAATCAAACATGCAATTGTAACAACATGAATAGGCTGAAATAATTCAGGAGACAATGTATCCTTAAAAACAAAAGTTATTTGTTTTTGATAATTTTCTTTTTTATATTCATTCCTGATAGTAGCGATTTGTCTCAGCCAATCCGCTCTTTTCAAAGAGTTAAAATATATGTTCGTATTATCCATGTTTTGAAGAACATTATTCATATATACAACAATTTTTATCTGCTGAATATTATCAGTTTCTATTTAAAAAAGCAAAATAAATAATAGCAAAACAATCAACACACCAGCTATAACCTTGCTTATATGGTTTTTGCTGTGACGCACTTCATTCAGAGCCGCACCGATCAGCATAACAAAACCTAATATAGCTACAAATGTCAGCATACTGCAAATATAATCATTCTTTTGGAAGAAGCAAGCGTAACAGCTCCTCCAATCTCATGGCGGCACGCATTCGTTCTTCTTTACTATATTGTCCGTTTACATCGGTTACGATGTCGAGTAGGCGCAGGGCTTCTTGGAGTTTCATTTCGGTTCCTCCTTTCCTTCAAACAAACATAATCTTTTTTTCAGAAAACTTAGAGCCGCGATAAGCGACAATGATTCTTTTTCAGAAAGTACACCCGGGGCATCATGCTCGCATGCAATGAAAGTGATAGCGCTGTCAATGGCCTTAACATCTTCTTCTAACCCACCTTTATCATTTTCCTGCCAATATCTGATTGCATCCAGCATCCGGTTTGATATACATATATCTTCCAGTCTAATCATTTTGGCCTCCTTTCTTCGCTGAGTTATAAACGAACCAAGCTACGATGGCCAGTGGTAAGAACACTGGAGACAGCATAGCCAATAAAGCTACCGTGTACATTTTAGCCTCGTAAATGGACTTACAGGGGGTGATACCAAGAGGCAACAGGTTGTAGAACTTCTGGACAGTTGTCCAGGAAAAGAGATCATGTTCCCGGCTCCGGGAAGATGATACGGTTAATGAATTTGTTTTCATAACTACTGATGTTTCGCATTGTAGGCAGATATCTATAAAGCAAGAGCGGCTGCCATTTCCCTATGCTGCGAAACATCAGTAGTATCCACTCCGAAGAGCTAAACCTACAAAGGAAAAGAGGCAACCGCCTTTATCTTACTTTAGGGCATAAAAAAAGCCCTACAAAAATGTGAGCATTAACCGCGCTCAGCGAAGTAGGATACACCCTACTGATGTTTCGCATTGCAAATATGGTGAAAGTTTTTGAGATGGCAATAGCTTTTGCTGATTTTTCTATCCTTGATTCATTTATTAAATAGTCTTTAAATAAGGAGGAATCCCCTTATTTGAAGACTATTATTCCGAAATCTTGAGACTAAGGACATAATGGAAGATACAGCCTCTATTCATTCCTGATGTCTCAGGGATCGCATAGGTTTGTTCTAACTCCCAGCCTTGTTTTGCCATAAAATTGAGAGCATCAACCATAGAATTGAACTTGGCGGCTTTAACTTGATCGGTTTGGGACTTGATGGCGTTGTCTACATTATCGCCGAAAACAATCTCTACTTTAACTTTGTCGCCTTTGAAGTTTCCATCCCCGACGATTTCACAATAGGTTTTCTTTTCTTGTGCAATGGCACATACGCTGATCATAGCAGCGAATAGGATACAGATTAGGTGTTTCATGTTTAATTTTGTATTGATTATTATGGATCGCAAGTAGGGAAAAGTTTTTGATATGGCAAAGAAACCAAGTATCTTTGTGGAAAAGAATTGCGATATGAATACAACAGATTACGATATCTATAAAATCAGACAAGAGCAGCTGTCGTTAAGCCGTCGTATCACTCGCATAGAAAATATGATACACGCAATCAGACCTACTCGATTAATCTACGTATTAGGTTTCCTATCGGGTTTCCTGCTAAACTATCTACTACGGCACCTGTTATAGCGGCCAAGACCCACCAAGCGAATTTAAACAAGGAGACCCAGCCGTTAGCCACGTCAAGTTTTAATTTTTTATCTTCCAGTTCTTCTTTATCTGCTGACTTTTGCAGATGTTTTTTCAATCCAATAGTAGCAATACTTTCTCCTTCATTGGTTAGTATCAGCCAATATTCATCCTTTCCCATATATTCGATCGCATGATACCGCTTCATCAGCGTCTCCTTCATATACTCATAATCCATCGTGTGATTATCATAGTCCGGAAGGCCATTATAAAATTGGTCTATATTACAGCGACCAGCATTTTGTTTCACCGTGGCAAGTATCTTATCCGCTATCTCGTATTGTTTTTTTGTAAACATTATCAAAAGAGAATAGCCTGTATTTCTGAGGGTGCATCCTCATACTCTACAGGCCATTAAAAAACCAATTGGCATATCTTTTCCGAAGGTCACCGCATGCACTCGGTTCTACTCGGTTTCTAATCTTTTCGTAAAGATGGGGAAAGTTTTTGGTAACACAATGCTTTCCACGTATTTTTGTGGAAAATGTTATTCCTATGAAATCAATAATCAACTATTTCCGCAAACGTAAAGAGCAACGTCTTCGTGAACGTTGTGTTAAGTATGCCATTAAAGCCCACGAAGGACGGGATAAAGGTTTTACTGTCAGTGATTCAGCCCAAGACATTGAATTGTATATAAAAGACGGTATGACATCCCAAGGAAAAAGGCATCAATAAGGTTTCTTATAAGGCAAAACAACAGGTAACTTGAATCTTATTCGGTTCGCCTCATTTCCATTGCTTCCTTCTTTGGTTGAAGCGCCTATACCTACTACACTGGCTAATACACCGATCTTTCCGCTATTTTCCTTTATTTCAGAGGTACTGACTTGTAGATCAAACTCTACTGATGAAACAATAACACCTTCACTATTGTCTATCGTCTCAAAGTTTGTATTCTCTGCATAGCATGGATTTACCACTACTCCTTTATCTTTCAATTCATCATTTAATTCATAAACAGCTTCCGAAAGCTGGGTTATAGCGGATTTAATAAATTCTTTTAGTTCCATAAACAACAAAGCCCGCATTTCAGACCGGCCATGATCCTACTTTGCGGGCTTTTCCTTCAATGAAGTTTATCTTTTTCAAATATCTCGCATGGCCTCGATATATTTGATATCTAATCTTTTTGTAAAGATAGAATAAGTTCTTGATGAATCCAAATTATTTTCGGATAGCCATGCCTGTGTTGTTTTTGCCTTTCAAACTAAAGGCTAATACAACCAGATAGATTTATACCATCGTGAGGTTCTGTTGTTTCTACCTTTCAAACTAAAGGCTAATACAACATCTACATCAAAGACCCCGACGGCGAACCGGTTGTTTCTACCTTTCAAACTAAAGGCTAATACAACTACCTTTGAGGGTGAGGGATATAATATCTCGTTGTTTCTACCTTTCAAACTAAAGGCTAATACAACACAAGAAGGATTGAAATCGATTGCAATATAGTTGTTTCTACCTTTCAACCAAAGAGCATAAAATGTTTTTATGCTGATGAGTCATTCGAAAAGTCTTCTAATTTTATATTTTCTATCTTCATTTTAAATTCTGCTATAATCTTTTTTGCATAGACGAAATCGTCAGAAATCTCTTTGATACATTCAGCTTCGTATTTATCATGTAAGAACATATTCCGAGTTTTAATGAGAAAAGAACTATCTATCTTTTGTTTAGTTCGTTTCTCATATTCTGTAATTAGCTCATTAAAATCATAATAATTTCCGGGAGTAGCCTTCTTTAAATCTGGGAACATCGATACCATAGCGATTTCGAAAGAATGAATGATAGGTATGATTTGTATCTGGGCTTCTTCGAAATCTAGGCATTCTCTTTTATAATTTTCATAAGGTTGTATCTTTACGCTAGAAGATATACTATTGTTTCTTTTGACTTTACTTAATACTTTATTCAAAGAGTTGATTCTTGTATCATGATGTATATAAAATAACTTTCCGTAGTCTTTTATCTTGATATCTTCTCCTTGTATTTTTAAAGGGTTGAGATCGATCAAGTAAGAAACTCTCTCATTTAAAATACCTTTGACGTTTTCTAGTTTGTATTTGTTAATTCTGTTGTATAAATCAGAAGGAAGATATTCCTTGGTCATCATAAATAAAAGAATATCTTGTATTTGGTAGAGTCTGATTATAGACTCGTTATCGCATATTTCGTTATAATTCTTACGATAAAGTCTATCTTCTTTCTCTAATAGCTTATTAGCTTCTGCAACAGGAATCTTGGATGGCCTTAGTTCTTCCATTTTCTTGATCCTTTGCTCTAAGGATAAATAGCTTTTGGATTTACCCTTATTCGGTGATAACTTATCGAATAAACGATAATTACGGGGTTGTGCATAGAATTCTTGAGATTGATCTTCGAAATAAGTTCTAAAATAGTTCAGGATCAAGTATGAGACATTCAATGCCGGACTTTTTTCTCGGGTAGGAGATTCTATTAATTGCTTCAATTTGGATTTTTTCAAACAATTAATGATCGCTTCATTAAATAGACCACGAGGTAGGAATATGGCCTCTTCCTTCTCTTGAGGCTTATTAGGCTCACGTTGTAAGTCCCGAAGAGGGTGGCACTGGATATTTAGTTTCCCTTGGAGGATTTTCTTTTGTATTCGTGAAAAATATACTTTCCGCTCCTTAAGGTAAGCGATGTAAAACTCTATTAAAGAGGTATAGTTCGTACCTATTTGAGCTAAAAAAGGATGCGGATTTGAAGAATTGATCAATCCTGCTCGTGTGAAGATTTCCGTTAAGTCATTTCTTCTTATCCCGAAATATGCTAAAGAAACTTGTATGGCTTGGAAATTAGGCTCTGTGACTTTATCCCTTCCATTGTTTTTTGAAGGCTGTAGCCATAGCATGTCTCTAACCAACGTTTCCGCTATTCGGCCTGCTTTTAATATTTCATGTTGCCTTTTACCAAAAGCGGATTTCTGAGATTTGATACGTTCTACCTCATTGAGTTTACTATCTGTCCAAAAGATCGCTTTCATGACCCGGCGTAACATTAGCTCGGATCTCTCTTCCGGATGCTTTTGTTTGGTACTTTTATGGATAGATCGTTCAATAATATCTTTTACGGATAGGGGACAGTGTGATTTATGTATATTATTATTCCGTAAATAAGTATAGAATAACATGGCCGGCAATTCGTATTTACTCAACCAGAAATCGGCGATAGGCATTTTAGCACCCTTCTCATCGATGGTAGGGTAGGTATCTTTCCCTTCTGGTAATACCTTAATACCGATATTATTACCATTAACGATATAATGGGGCGTAGATTGAACCAGATAAGGCTCAAAAGAATTGATATCCGGTATACTATCCGTACTTATATCTATGGATTTTACGTTTAATGCCTCCGATAGTTTCTTTGCGGAGATATCTTGGATGTTTTTACAAAAGCCTGCGAGTTGGAAATTAATGTATCTATCCTTTGTCTCTCTATCGACTCTTGTTTTTTGATATCCATTGTGAAAGTAATTTCCGAGATATGTGTAGAAGCCAATTTCTTTAAAATCAGCTTGTTTGTCTAAAAAGTGCAGGGCAAAAGCCTCAAAGCGACTGCGGAACCGTATTCTGGATCTATCCGGAAGGCCGTAAGGATCTTCGGCATCCGTTGGTTGTAATGTCTCGTTATACATTTCCCGGTATTTAGGCTCAAGGGTTTGATACAGTTCTATTGGTATCCTAGATAGTTCATTCAGTATATCTAAAGCCCGGTCTTGTTTCGTGTCTTTCGTAGTGCGTAAACGTTCTACAGGAGGTTTGGTGGAAAGAGCCGTGAAAACCTCAAGGGTAAGCCTATATTGTAACGAGTCTCCCCGTTTGAATCCGGATAACTTTTTCAAGAATAGATAACTGTACTTCCTTTCAAGGAACATCGAGATGAAGAAAGCATACCCTTTTTTGCTCAGATCGTTATTGTTTGCTAATGTGTAATAGAAATGATCATCTTCTGTTTTTAGAACAACCCGCCCTTTTTTGCGAGTGTATCTACGAAGATGTTCCATCTCTTTCTCCTCGGCTTGGAAACGCTCCTTGATAATGTTTATGGCACTATCGTAGATGCAGTTCAGTGATGAAGGGATATCATACCCACCGGGATAAATACAGATGGGATCATGATAATAATGGGTGTAATAGTTCCTGACGTCATTAAGCAAAGAGGCAAAAGCTGTAATGATGGTTTTATATTCTATACAAAGTTTATCCGATTGCCTTTCACCTTTTTTAGGCGTCTTCATTTCAATGATCGGTTTTATCCATGGTAAATATCCTTCAACGACCTGTTCTAGGTTGTTTTGTGGATTTTGATCGAAGATTGAGTCGATGAGTGTTATTACATGCTTGATATCCCAACTGCTTAATTGCTTTTGGGTGTCCAACTTTTTAGCGATAAAATTAAGTGTTTTTATTAGTCCATCTATCGCTAGGTTTGCATATGCGGCAAAGATATGTTTGTTTTCTATGGCTCCCATAATAAAATGATCTATACCAAGTTCAATTTAGTAATCCGGCGGCTGATGTCTTTCAGCGCCATATCCAGAATAGCCAGTTCTTCCTGTGTGAATTTGCAAATTTTACCGTGTACGCTATTCCCGTTTAATCGTTGGTAGAACCAAGAGGATGATTTCCCGAAATAATCTTTGGCTAGATTAGAGACGGACAGGTATGGTAAAACGGGACTCAGTCGCTCACGAATAGTTAGCTGCTCCTTGATGTCCGCGATCTCTTTATGGATGTTTTCAAAGTCATTTTGCACACCTGCGGTAAGCAGTTCGGTTTCCTTTTCATCCATGCTATCCAACAGATCGGTAATTTGTCGGTCTATGGTAGGGCGGTCATTCTCCGGGGACTTTTTCCAAAGTTCCTTTAGTTCAAAAAAACGCTTTACTTTATCCATATTATTCTGTTTTTTGAGTTACACATGAAAGGGAAACTCCCCCTCTGGCCTGGAGGGGGAGAACCTTTCTGGTCAATAATACTTTCCAAGTTCCTTAAGTTCTTTCTCAAGTCTCTTGATCTCTTTATCAACTACCGCTTTCATGAATTTGCTTCTCGAAGTCAGTTCATGATACTTGCGGAGATAAAAAAGGAGATCTTTTTCTGCCTCTTCTATCCGGGCTTTTAGCCCATCGTCACTATGCATAGAGCTCTTGTCTTAATGACATCACAAAGATAATAAATATATTATCAATGGCAAACGTTTGGTAATATTTTTATTATCATAGTATCTGGATTGGAGATAATAACAAAACCGCTCCACCTTCACAGGCAAAGCGGCTGTCCATTACTAATCTAAAAATCTAATACCATGAAAAACACCTATTACTACATATCTTGTTTCTTTTTCTCCTCTTTTTCGATCGCTACTTCTAGGGTATAGAGAGCGTCGTATAAAAGGGATTGTTTTACCTGTTCTTTCTTGGTCACGTCTCCGCTGGCCATCTCATCCACGATGCGTTGTTGCGTGTCGAATATATCCAAAGGGGCTTCATTCCCTCCGGAGGAGAATACCCGGGAGAACTTTGCTTGTATGAAATTCATGCTACCTAGGTAGTACCAGAACATGACTGTCTTTACGATCGGCTCTACATTCCGGAACCAAGCCGGATCACCGTCCTCACGTATGGTGAATGAGCCGTCTTTCCAGATTATGGATAGGAAGTTATCCAATGCCTCGAAGAAATCCTGTCTCATTCGCTGTTGCCAAGTTTGCAACATGATGAACTGTCCGTAGCTGATATTGGTCAGGCCGTCTTCCGGTCCGTATAACTCGATATCTTTGCCTTTGTAGACGGGGAATGGGTTACGGGTTAAGCGGATATCCAGCTCGATTCCCTTCTCTGTCTCTTGGAATAAGAAATCAAAGATGGTGCTCAACGCCGCCAGTTGCTCGGCCGTGATCCATATACGATCTTTGGGAAGGGAAACGGCGTAACCGGTTCCATTGGCTTTCTGATATCGCCGGATTCTCGCGGACAGGCAAAACAATAGCATCTTGACCTTGGCTTCTTGGGCCGTACTTTTCGAGTTCAAAATATTGGCGAGAAAGCAAAGCTGTTCCGCTGTCATCTCATCCCATGTGCCGGGCACGAGGTAATCGATATCTTTGATCGTTATTTTTCTCATAATACGAAAATATGTTTGTCCTTGGAATTAAAGTCGTTCTTGATAGGAGCGGGGAGGCCTAGTTCCGGGGCGTAAACTTTCATGTAATCCTCGATTACCGCTTCTAGTGACGTTACCTGCTCGGCGTAGAAATTACCGTTGTCCGTGGGATCGGAATACAGCGGATAGATCACGGGTTTAAACTCCAGCTGGCCGGCCGCCGTACGTTGTACCCGGGTGGTTTGGCTGGTATGGAGCTTGGCTACGTACATAGCGAGCCATACCCGGATATAATCAATCAGCTTGATCCGGAGCGGATCATCCACGCCGGTCCTTAAGGTGTCTTTTAAGCTCTTGTCAAGAGTGGTCCCGATCCAGCGGCATAGCTTCATCTCCAGTGTATCGAGTAGGGGACGGAACTTTTCGAAGGTCAACCGGGAATAATCGATATTCACCTTACCGTAATATTGGAACTCCCGGGCGGAATTAAGGTAGTGGCCGTTGGCTTGGTTCTTGTAATAGCGGCTTTCTTTCCATTCCGGATAGTCGTTCTCGTGGCTTCCGAGATGCTCCAGTAGCTTATCCAAGTTATTCCATCCCCGTTCCTGCATGCTCTCTTCCGATCGGGCGATCTTTTGATCGCTGGCTACGGTGAACTTATCGTTCCGGCTTACCGTATGCCCGCTGTCACCGATCAAGACCCCTAGCTCCGGACTGGCTAGCGCTACGGCCAATGGTCCCAGTGTCCGGCTGGCGAGTATCTTGATCGTAAGGATATCTTCCGTTAACGGCTCTCGATACAGCCGATCGACCAAGGCTTCCCCGAGGTAGGGGACGATATATCGATCGAAAGCGTCTTGAAGATAAGGCTCCAATATCTCGAACTTAAATGAGGCGTTTACCTTGACGGTATGCCTCAAATCATCTATCGTTTGTAGGAATGGCTGTGTCATGATTATACTTTTTCGTTACCGATACTCTTTTCCGATCCCGTGTTCTTATCGAGTGTCGTTAGCATGATATTGGGTATCACGAACTCGATGTCTTTTCCCCATCCGTTGATCTCCCGGGCTAGGTATAGCGGGAGAACCATCATGTCCCGGAGCGGCTTGAACAGCACTTGGGCGATAATGAATAACTCCCGGGCCTCGGTACCGTTGATGTTCTTCGATTTCCCGGGCGACGCTCCTTTCAAGGACGGATGTACGCCCATCGTGTTACAGATCACGTTTGTCGCCTCCTCCGAGTCCTCTATATACTCACCGCCCTTGATAAATGATTCCAAGGGCTTGATGATGATATCGTTCTCCTCGTATTTATTGATCTGATCATACCGGAAATGGGATACGAAGCTCTTGCCGGCGTTCTCCTCTCCGGAAAGGAAGTCGTTCAGTTGTTGTAGGAAAGCGTTCTTGCGCTCGTTCCGTTTCTTCTTGTCATCCTTGGGGATACTTTCCGAATCGTAAAGCTTGTCCCAAAATTTCATGTTGATGGAGACGTGATATTTCAAGACCATCTGATTTTTCAGCAACGCCTTCTTGAATTTCGGGATGGCGCAACTGAACTCGTACCAATCGAGGAAGATGGACCACCAATAAGGGCGGTTGTAATAAAAACGCCCCGGTACCGGCATATTGAGGCTTAACGTATAGCCATTCTCTTCCTCGTCCTTTTTCTCTCCGGTCTCCGGATCGGGTACGAGCCCGGTACGAACCTTGAGATCGTAAAGCGGGCTTCGGCGGTCTAGCAATCTCGTTACGATCACGTCGTCCGGAAATGACTCCTCTCCCCATTGCGAGGAATAACCATGATACTCGATGCGTTTCGTCTTCTCGTCTTGCTCGCTGATCCGGGAAAAGCACATCTCCCGGTGCCAGATCTGGACTACCTTCGGTCTCTCTCCGGCCTTCCGTTTGCCAAAAGCCAGATAGACGAAAGAGTCGGAGAATACGACCAGATCGTTGGCCAGCTCGGACATTACCCGTAAGTAGTTGCTATCCGATATGAACTGGAATATCTCCGGAGCCTCTTCCGGGGTAAGTTCCTCCAGCTCGATCTTTTGGGTCTCCGGATTCTTCACCCTCCGGCAGACCATCAACCCATCGCCGTAGGCCATGTTCGCCTTGAACTCGATATTGCTGCCTACGATCGTGTTGTCGGCGATCTTTTTCATGATCCTTACGGGCAACTTGTCTTGGTGACCGAACGGGACAAACCTGACCTCTTTCTTGACGGAAGATCCTTTGGCCGGGGTAATGACCGTGGCCGTGAATTTTTTATCCTCCAGAAAACCTACGTCCTCGGTCATGACCACCGCCGCTTTCGCTCCGGGGAGGAAAGCGGTGTCACCCATTAGAAATACGTTCTTGCGTCCCATTATGCGTATATTTTTTTACCGTTAATCCGGATGATCATGCAGCGGATGAACTTCCGGGGGAACCGTTCGCCCCGAATCCGGATGTTTACCGTGCTTCCCTTGGCGTGGATCGAGCTGAAGTAGGCTACCTCATAATCCTCGATCGAGCCGGGAGAGCCATTTCCCTCCCGGCTTTCATTCAACCGCACGTACGAGAACGAGAACATCTTGTATCGTCCCCGGTCATCCTTTTGCTGCATGACAGCCCAGACATCACTTTGTTTTATCCTTTTTTCCATATCTCCATCTTAAAAAGATTACCAAGGCCAGAACCATCGTTACGCCGAGCGCCCACCACCCGAGGGCGTTCTTGCCGACATCGGAGTTGAGTTTGGTATCTCCGGACCGCTCTTCCTCATGGCTGGCTTCCGACCGGGCGAAAACGCTCTCGTTCTCCTCTTTCTTTTGGCTTTCCGCTTCTTCTTTTCGCTCGTTCTCATGTTCCTCGCCTTCGAGTGTCGTTTCCGCCTTGACCGGGTATCGACCGTTTTCGTCCGGCTGCCGCTCAAGGTCGAATTCCCTTCGTATGATCCGGATGTTTCTCCACCGATCTCGCACGGTGTTGGAACTGGCAAGCCGTACATCCATAGAGGTATCCAAGCTCTCCAATACCTGTCGCTCTTGATCTCTGTAATGGCTATGATCAGAAGCGCTACGACGCACGGAGCAGCTAGCGCAAAGAGCCACCATTCCGGCCAAGACACACAATCTCTTATAAAGTCCATATTCCATGATTCGCTATCCAAAAGGGAGTTCGCATAAACAATACCACTCTCACATCAGTTCCCAGCCGGCCTCGATGTCTTCCATAGGGATACGCTCGCCGTTCTCCATGTAGCACATGGCATCCACTAGGGCGCACATCGTTCCCTTGTCCGACAGGTCTAGCCGGCAACAGTCCGGTATTTGCATCTCCCGGCATACCCATCGTACGTAAGCCGCCGTGTCATTCTCATCGCGGGGTGCCCATCGTTCTATCAGTTCCTTTATGGAGCGTAGGTTATACGATCGCTGGTATTTTAGCAAGAGCTTCATCATGGCCCGTACCCCATGCGGTATATCCTCGAATTCCTCGAAAGCGTTGTCCTTTTTATCGGCTTTCGATACTTCTCCGGCCCAGTCGTTCCGCTCCGAGTTCCGGATATTACCGGGGTTGTTGTTTCGGATTCCCCTTGGTGTCGTTGTCATTTTTACAATCCTCCTTATCTAATTGGTTACTAATATTCTTTCCTAGCTTAGACTCGATCTCTCCTTTGAGCTGTAGTTTAAGCAGCTTTGGAAACATCATGTTCGGCCAGATAATCAATGCGCTACCCAGCATGCTCCACAATTCGCATACACAGGCTAGGGTACATCCGGCCTTGGTGATTATGGCGTTATCTTGAGTGAATATCCGTTCCGTAACGAATACCACGAGCATGAAACCGAAATAGACGATCACCTTGGCGGGGGTATCTCTTCCGCTTTGTGATAGGAAGAATTTACCTTGCTTCTTTGCCGAGAACATCCCGAATAGCAAGTCGGCCGTAATAGCTACGCCCATAGCGGCGAAAGCGTATTTCACGGGCGAGATAAAATTCAATAAGAATATCATTCCGCTTATTATCCAGCCCCAAGAATGGTTCAATACCATCTGGAGCTTAATCAAGATCCTCTCTACGATCGGGCTAAATACCTGTGATATCATCTCCAAACATTTTTCACAAAGATGTGTGTTCTATTTTTTGAAATAAAGGACAGAGTCCTTTCGCCAGTGGAGCCAAAGCGAAACGGGAGAATCGCCGCCGAAGGCGGCGTGCACTTAAAAAAAGCCAAGCCTCCCCCTCTCGGGTAAGCAAGGCAAATCCGACATGTAAAATCTTTATTAGGCAATGAATCGCCTAAATATTAATGGCTTTATATCTTTTTGTTCTATATTGCTAATATGTTCAGGTTCTTGTTTGTCTTGTTCAAGTTCAAGGATATAAGGAATACGTGGATAATCTGTAAATGTCACTACCCACTCTTTGAAAATTTCATTAGTTAAACTATCCATCCATGAAATACGACTTTTTAATCCATTAAGGCACATATTAATAAGGGTCATTTTGCAACAAGTTTCTGATAAATCTGCACCGTAAAATATTGCAGTCCTATTTATTCCGGCAGTCGCCAAAAATAAACGACCACTTCCACAACAAGGATCATATACATCATTACGATTCGTCGGGTTGATCTCTGCTATTAACCTACAAATATCCGGAGGTGTGAAGAACTGTCCAAGTTTTTCATTGTGAAAATATTCTTCAAAATATTCTCCTAAAATGTCTTTTAGTCCTTCTCCCTTGTTATCCATCTCGATTACTAGAGCTGCAAACGCTTGCGCAATGGTTTCGAGTTCTTCACGGGTGTATGGCTTGATTGTCTTGAAATATAATTCTTCTTGCTTCCCCATGGAGAGGCAACAAACCACAATGGTTAGAAAATCGTTAAAAACCTTACTCCGCCCATGTCGGACGGAGAGGTAATCTATGTAGTTGGCGAATTTATCCATGTTTAGGAATGGTTAAATCAAACGTATCAATCAATTTATCAAGCATATCGTTCCTTTTACTGAATAGAGATACTATGTTGCTATCATTATTTTTGCTAATAACTATTCTATTGTAGGTTATCTCTACTTGTACATAGTCACCTATGTTAAAACCATATTCTTTTAGATACTCTCCTTTTAAATTAATACCTGCGGTATATTTCTTTTGTGAGGGTAAACCACAAACTTTTAATAGTTTAGTTAGCATGATTCCCTCCCTCCTGTGTTTTTTCAACTTGCAAATCGGAAAAAAGATAAGATATAGGGAAAAATTCATAAGATATTCCCTTGTTTTCAGAGGCTCCTGTGTTATCAGAGGTAGTTTCTTCGCCTTTAGTTGCAGTACGCTTTCTAGACCAAAGGATAAATGCCTTTGAGCCTTTTTTTATATTGAAACCATCAGTTTTCCATTGTGCAAAGGTTTTAAAAACTGTTGCTCCGCTTTCTTTTCTATACCAATCTGCGATAATATCATTTATGCGAATTGCAGACCAATATAATAATTGTTGTTCAGTATTTGCATTATTCAATTGTTCTTCCCTATAAGCACGTGCTTTTATGGATAATTCGATTAGGGCGGCTCTACGGATGTCTATTTGTTTATTAGATTTTGTTTTCATAACTTTGTCGGACTTTAAATAAGTGAATAAAAGATTACTTTTCCCCCTCGGGTTGCTGTAACAATCCGAGGGGTTTTTGTTTAAGTTATGCGCTGATGAGTGAGCGCATTTGTTTTTCAGCTTCTTCTATTGCTGTTGTAAATTCTTCTTTCCAGATCTCAATTACCTTTTTTATACATTTAGGGTTTGAGCTTTCAAATGTTAGACCTTTTATATCCACTAATTGCATTTGGGAGTTATCCCGGTCATGAGAGATCTCAAAAAGGTCTAGGCTTTTTCGCTTTTCGTTTAGTTCCTCATACTTCTTTTTTAGTAAATGCAGTTTTTCCGCTTTTTCCATAATAGACGAAATTGTAATTTCCTTTTTTTCGTTATTAACTGGATTCTCGGAAGGTAATAATAAAGAAGCTTGCTTCTCTTTTTCTGGACTAGGTTTACTTTCGTCTACCTTTGATAATGTTAATACTGCGTTACCTTGAACGTTTGTGGACTGTGCGCTAACTGCGCTTTTCACTGTTGTTGCCATAATTATAAACTTTAAATAGTGAATGGGAAGTTGCTGTAACAACTTTTATCCCTTTGATTACATTATAAAGATACAAAAACTTGATAACCTGTGCAATAGATTGATATTTGTATAGTAGTGTCAAATATGTAGCTGTTGTGGGAATCACGGTTTTTGAATGTCTAAGGGTATCAATAAGATCAAAAAACTTTTTTTGAATAATTTGATATAAAAAAAGGGAGAAATGGCCTGTAATCATCTTATATATCTTCATTTTCTTGAGTAAAAGTGTTTAATTGTTAAATAAATAAAATACGCATTGTTTTCTCATATTGGAAAAGTCAATAATTTGACTTTTAGAAGGAATGGGGCTTTGGGAAAACGTAGTTTTCTCAATCTGTACGAAAGTACCCCGCAGCGCCCTACAAAAAAAATGCGGGCGCAAGTTCAATTTTTCACCTTATCTGCTGCCTCCCTCAGACAGATCACGCATGAAATGCGTCTACAGATTTTTAATGAAGGAAGATGATTCCGGATTCTGCGTACGCGAGTTCAGGCATAAAGAAATTAGCACCGACAAACAATGTGTCCCATGCGTCGGTAATGTGTGTCTTGTACTCATCCGGGTTATCGGGGCTGTCTTCTGTAGCTTCCGGCGATTTGTCTTTCTCGAATCCGTTCTTGCCTACTTTCACCGCTGTTTGTTCCATGGCGAGTTTGAGGAACTCGTTGTTGTATTTATTGAAAACAGGATAAAGGAGTGCCGGATCATGCTTTAAGGCCCGGTCTATTTGCTCGTGCCTCCAGTCGTGGCGGCTTACCTGTCCGATATAGATATCGGTGATATCCCAACCATATTCCTTGAAGATCCGGATGATGGTATCTTGATAGGACTCGGAGTTATTGCCGGTAGTCCACGTGAAGGTCTGGTCATAAAAGAAGATGATATCACGTTTGAGCTTGTATTTGTAGTATTCGCAAACCTGACGAGCCAATTCATCCAGCTTATCGGGGGTCTTGACAAAGAAGCTCTTTAGGGTACGTAATTGATGGCCTTGTACCTGTCCGATACATGCGGTATTGATTGCGGAGTTACTATCGAAACCGATTAGCAATGGAGCGTCCATATCCAGATCCCCATCGGCTAGGCATCCGGCCAGTTGCAGCCGGTTCCAGTCCGCTCCCATGCTACCCATGTAGCGAGTATCGCCGGGGGTATAGAAATGGTAATCGTTCAAGGCCGAATAGAAGCCATTAGCGACACGGAACAGGCGTTCGTTCATGAACGCGGTACGCCATATAAGGGAAGGGACGTTGCGGTACATTTGCCAAATGTAATCCTTGCCTACGACTTCCATGTTATCGAAAATATCATACTCTCCGTAATATACCGTGTACTCCCGGGTCTTGCCACGCATAGGTTTGACAGGTGCTTGATACTTACGGGCCAACATTAAGTCATGGCGTAATTCTTTGTATTTGCGTTGGGTGTATGATGTTTGTTCCGGAAGGCGCTCGGTTAATTTCATTTCCCGGTATAGGTTCCGGATCAAGTTGATATGAACCGGATTCATGTCGTTGATCTTATCCAATATCCAACGTCCGGCTTTTAAGGTTGGCATATCCGTGGAATAGAGAACGGAATGATGCCAAGGGCATTGGTTGAAATCTTGCAAATTTCCCCGATTGGCGGGATCAACCTCGGATTTTATCTTATCGTAGTCTAGGAATTTCGCCTCCGGACCGATTACCCAATCTAAGGACATGGAGTTCGCTGACATCCCTTGACTGAAGGAGAGTACGACCAATACGGTGCCATTCCAGAAATGAATGCAATTGCCCCATGCGGTCTGAAGCGGCGGGCGCTTGGGCTTTCCGAAGTTGGCGGACAGGGGTGCCTTGCGGCCAACAAAGAAATGAATGCCCTCGATATAGCCCCATTCGGCGAGAGCGTGGATAATCGCCGGTAGCGTATTACCCCAAGCCTTGGCATAGGATGGAGAGATTAAAGCCCCGGTAGAACCCGGCATGGACCAAACATTCCGGATGATGAAGCGTGCGTCCAAACCCTCGGATTTACCGGTACCACGGCTACACACCCAATACTCGTCGTGGGCGGCGATCGCCATTCCCATGCGTTGCATCTTATTGAAAAACTTGCGTTGCGCCTCTTTCGCTTTACGGGTGAAAGGTTCAGTCATCAGTGCCATAGTCGTCTGTAATGGGTTCAATATCTACGATATCATGATCTTGCTTGAACAATGCCCGGAATGATTTCCTTTCTTCTTCAAGATTAGGGATAGGCTTGAAATCATCTCCCATTAACGTGACATCATCGGATGGCTCAAAGCAGGGTGGTTCCCAAGCGCTTCGATCAATGTCATCGTCTTCTTTATCGGAGCGGGTGTATTTACCGATCTTGTCCGCATTGGCGGCGATACCTTTGGGGTCTTTGGCTTCCCGGGCGATGCGGATACCTTCCTTGGCGGCCTCGATCACCATGTAACGATACCAGTTCTTGCCGGCTAACTGTACATTTCCTACGAGCCTCCGGATAGAGGCCAGATCCCGATAAGCTGTCGCTGTTGAGACAGGCTCACAATTTCCGCCACAACCGCCTGTCAGGAAAGATACTATTTCTTTATCGGCAGTCATCGGATCTTCCAATAACTTCGATACACATAACATCCATCGGTCTTTTTGTGCAAGTTCTCGGTTAGAAAGAAGATTAGCCGCTTCTTCATGGCCTTTAAAAAGTACCGTGGCTATTTTATCATATGTCGTAAATTCTTTACTCATTCTTTGGCTATTTGTTCTAATATATATTTATCGGCAAGTGGCTCGGCTGCAGGTGATCCTGCTTTAGCCAATTTGACAACTGTTTTGCGAAGCTCATATTTGGTGCGAAGTTTCCCTTTTTGATATGCCGCATATATGGGAGATGACTTATGTGTTTTACAAACTTCACAAAATAAATTATGCTGATCGGAAGGAATATCGATCAGTATAGCTATTTCAGAAGGCGGTAATAATGCCGCTGACATTTCTTCAATATCCTTTATTTGCTCTATGGTGAGTTCCATTCAAAAGGTATAGAGTCTTCGTTAAACACTTGAGTAAACTTAGTTTCAAAGAAGTCAAACAACCGTGGTTCTGAAAATATGAATCCAGCTTCGTACCTAATTGGCTGATTTGCGTTTGCGCTGCCGATGATTCCTACTTTGAAACGATCATTGTGGATAAGCAAAACTTTTGCGTGGCAAGATGCTATTCGGATATTTGTAGTAATACCTGCCGCAAATAAAAGCATTTCCAATTTATGCCTTTTTACATTCATATCTAAGATCAATTTGAGATTGGTTATGTTACCTTTCTCTATCTCGAAAAACATAGGTCGAAGCGCATCTTCCGATATATTGAATGTTTCCATCATTACATTTGCTGGCCCTGTACGAGAAAGGAGAACAGTCAATGCCTCGTGGATTGCCCATTCTCCTTTGTGTTGAAAGCCAATCACTCCGGGATTAATTCCGGGCATGATCTTTTCGAAAGCTTTTATACTCATTACTTCATGCCTTCCAGTTCCGCCAGCTCACGTTTGTAATCAGCCAAGCGTTGCTCTGCTTTTTGCCGGAGGTTAAGCTTTCCGTTTTTCTCATGTTGGGCGATAGAGGTTTCCGTGCGCCGGATATTCTCCCTCAGTCGTTCGATCCGGTTGGCGATCTGCATACCTTTCAGCAATTGATCGGCCGGGAGCTCCTCGGTTTTTTGAACCTCGGTTTTTAACTGGATCTGCTTACCCTCGGCCCAAGCGTCGATCTGGTCCCATAGCTTGGCACGGCGGCTCCAAAGCTCATGCACCTGATCGGCGATCGGCTTGCGTTGCTCCGGAGTAAGGGCCTCGTTCTGCATCTCCGTGAATAAGGCGGCGTACAAGGGGGTGATCTGGCGGACCTCGTCGAAGATCGTACGGATGTTATCCGGAAGGGAGGAGTACGTGGCGATCTTCGCTCCGGGCCGTAACAGGGCGAATTGATCTTGCAGTTCTTGCAACTCTTCCTGCGCTTCCTCCAGCTCGGCTTGCAATTGATCGATCTCTCCGGATTTATCGTCATTGTCTTCCTCCAGCTCGGTGATCTTGTCTTGTAGCTTGAATAGCTCGGATTCTTTCACGAGGATTTCTTTTAAGACTTTATCGCCTTTTAGCTGATCCGCTGTTTTCTCGATCGCCTTTGTTGCCGCAACCGCTGTTTTCAAGAGTATCGAACCCCGTTCGGAGATTGTTATCTGGGGTTGGGCCGACGATAGGCGCGCTACGGTTGTCAACTTATTCACCAATACGGTGAAATGGGAATCGAACTGCGGAACCTCCTTTACCTCGCTAAAGAAAGCGATATACTTCTTTCTCATCTCCTCCGGAGCTAGAGCTTGAAAAAGCGCTAGACCGTCCGCGTATTTACGCTTACGGTCCGCTAACCAGTTTTGTAATGTTATCATTTAAGAACCTCCTTCCGGTGGAGTAGGAGCTACCCCGGTGAATAATGCGTCTATATCGATAGGCGTTCCCATGATAATCATAGGGGCGGGGCTATCGGCCTCGAAAGTGAAGGACCAACCTCTTTTGTCGGCCGCCGCCTTGCCGCCGTCGAAAGAGGCGGTAACCGTACAAGGATAGCCGGGCTGTCCGATAAGCTGCTGGCTCTCGTTGTCCTCGATGATCAAATAGCCGGGCGTATTGCAGATCTGCCGGGCGAAAGCGGCGGCTTCCACTTTCTTGCCGGGGTGGAAGAACTCGCCGCTGATCTTGTAACTTTTACAATCTGTCTCGCCTTGAGACTCCGCTTTGTATCCTACGGTTGCCCGTGTCGCGTAAATAGGTGTCGGTTTACCTCCCGACTCTAAAAAGGTAAAAGCTCCTGTCGCCGTCACGAAATCGGCTGTGGCCTTGGCCTCTTTGGGGAGCGTGGGGACGACAGAGACTGAGGTTTCCGGAATAAAGGCGATACGACCTTTATAACCCCCCATATTGTCCGCTCCGGCTGGCCATAAAACAGGGCCAAACGAGGCGCACATCACATAATCCGCCGGAACGTCCGCCCCCATGAAGAGGACGGATAGCACCGCTAGCAGAAACAATACGGACAAAACTTTTCTGAAATCTTTCATCGTTTTATTTATTTACTGGTTTTACGATTTGGTATAAGTACCGGAAGCGGTGAAGTCCTCTCCATCGGCTACCGTGACTTTCACGTCTGCCGGCTTGGTATAACCGGCGATATCCTTGAAGGATACGGTTTGCTCACCTTTGGGTATGCCTAAAAGGGTAGCTCCGCTTCTCATCCACTCGCCGTTCTCGCCCACCTTCCAAGCGGCACCGGCTTCTATGGCCTCGTCGCTCTCGATCGTGACGGTCAGGGCGGCACCGGTTACGTAGTCGCCCGCTAAATCAACGCCCTCATTGGTGAACTCGTTAATCTGGAATACCTTCGGATGGATATCCTGAAAGCGGGTACCGTACCCGGCTTGTAGCCAGAACTGAACCTCGTTCGGGTCCTCGAAGATATCGCGGATCTGGACGAACCGGGTCGCCTTCTTCGTATTCACGCCAAAATCCAGCATTCCGGGACGGATTAAGATCAAGGCCTGCCCTGTTCCATATGCCTCATGGGTGACAGGTTCCAGTCCCGGGAACTTGGCGTCGTCCTTGACCGCCTTCCAAAACTCCTCGGTGGATGGGCGGGCGAACGCTTTTGTCTTTTGCCGGTAAGCCTCCTTACAGATCAACTCGATCTCGTTGGCATAATACAGGATCGCTTTACGGCGTAAGAAAGGATGTGCCGCACGTAAGAAGTTGACCAGACGATCGTAATCATCTACACCGTCACCACTGCCAAACGTACCGGTACGTACTAGGTTACGATTCGCCATGGTGATATCCTTCGTTGTCTTGAAATGATCGATCCAAGGGAAAAATCCGGTGAAAGAACTCATCGGGCTATACACATTGTCGTTTCTTTCGGCGAAGAAAGCGGAGAAAGTGATATCCTCCGAATGGCTGATGATGTGATTATCCACCACGAATTTCTCCATGGGGTGTTTCTTTACCGTATGGTCCACCTTCTCCCCGGCGTTGGAGAGAATACGTTTCTCCGTATAATTTAAGATGTTATCCTTCAAACGAGAAACGGTAAGTTCCGGTTTGATGGACATCTCTACCAATTTACCGATCTCATCGGGATACTTAATCTCGGCCCCGGCTTTATATGGGCCGGTGTGTCCGGCTTTGCGGCGAGCGTTCACGATCACGTCCTCATTCTCGATCTCGATCACGTTGAGCTTCATGGCCGCGGCGAACTCCTGAAACGTGAAATAGGGAAGGGTACGCAACACGTTATCGTAATCCTTCGCGTAACGATTCAGTTTCTCAATATCTAAAATGCCTTGTTTTGCCATTGTTCTTAGTGTTTAAAAAATCCTGTTTTATCAGCCTCGGCCATGATAGCGAGGGTATCATCCTCATGCTTATCGGCGAAATCCTTGATATCTCCGGTCTCGGCGGTCGGCTCTTGCTTTACTTTTGCTTCCGGCTTTTTGCCTGCCGGTGTTCCCTTTAGCTCTGCCACGTCTGATTGAAGTTGCTCAATCAGTGTGTCTTTCTCTTTCAACTCTTCTTGGGCGGTCGATAATTGCTCCTGTAAGTCGGAGGTATTACCGGTGCTCTCGATCGAATCGAGCAGCTGATCCACTGTTACGTCTTCCGCTTTCATGTCCGGGTTATCACCCAGTACCTTATTCAGAAGCTTGTCCCAGTTGTCGGCCGCTTGTTTCATCGCATTGTACGAATCATCTTTCAACCACTTCATAAATCACTATGTATTAAAATAATTAAGAACATTCTCGAAAGTATCTATCTCATCGATCATACCGATGTCCATGGCCTCCGGAGCGAAAAACATCTTACCGGTGGCCCATTTACCTTGATCCTCATTGATCACGCCTACCCGGGCGTTAGCGATACTGGAGATGAAATTCTCGTTATACGTATCGCATACTTTTTTTAGCGGTTCCGTATCTCCCTGCAGAGCCTTGTGAAATTCTTGGTTCTTGTCCGTGGATTTGGAGGCATAGATATCGATCAACTTGATTCCCATCTTGGCATAATACTCGCTGGTATCAACGATCGTCATATAGGTACCCACGCTTCCGATCCGGCAGACGTTGGAGTTCGCTACGATCTTGTCGCAACAGGAGGCGATGCCATAGGCGGCGGACGCTACGAAATCATTGCAGAAAGCTACGACAGGTTTGTTTCGGCTGTTAATCGCTTCCTGCATGATCCGGCATCCCATTCCCTCGCCTCCGCCGGAATCGATATTCAAGACGATCGCCTTGATATTATTCTCGTTGTAGCATCGGTTTAGGAGATTCGCCTTGGTAAGCATTCCGGATGGACCGCATTCTTGGTCGTATTTCGTGATCGCCCCGTTGATGTTCATTATGGCTACGGAGTTTTTGGGTGCGTCCTCGGGTGGAGACCATCCTCCATACTCGCTGATCTGGTATGCGCCATTTTTTAGGGAGGCGAAAAGCAAGGCGTTATCCTCGGTCGGCTCTTGTTCGGAAGAAGCGTTCCGGGGTTTCCCGAACATCGCTTCCGGCTTGGTAAGAAAAGATGCGATAAGGGGGAAATAATTCGCCGCGAAGTTTTCCTCGACGAACCATACTCCCCCCAGAATGTTGTGTAGATAAAGCATATCTTCCTTTTTGATGGCAAGGATATACTTATATATATGTATGGTAAAGGACTTCGGTCAATCGATCAGTTGAAGTTGCGGAACCAATTGCTTTCCGGATAACGAGATTTTGTATCCCGAGAAACCGCTAGGATCGCTGGGGTGCAACACCTCGAATTTGCATTTTAGGGGAAAACGATCCGATCCGACCACGAATGTATCCCCACTAAAGTGTTTGTACTTAAAGATCGCCGTGAGGTGGTTCAATCGTTCGCATTTTTGCCATAGATCGCTGGTCATATATTGACGGGGTATTTGCAAGGAACCAGATACATTATATAGAGTACCTGATTCACTTTCTTGTGGCTCAACCTTGATAGAGGTTCCATATCTTCCCGGGTGAAGGTTGATCCAGTCTCCGGACTTGAGTCCAACTTTTACTTTGTCTGCCTCTTGAGACACGCTCGCTATTTGCCTCGAGAAAGCGAACCACGCATCGGAGATGCCTCCCATATTGTCTGCCATAACCTTAGTTTTTATTTGTTTATCAATAATATCTGATCGTAATGGATACACTTGGAATTTTATTCCTCCCAAAAGGGACAAATCGATACGCTTGGTCGGAGTGAAAAACACTCGTATTTAACTTTTATTGTACGAACGTTTCTCTTTTTGCTTCCTAGTTCGGTCCCTCCAGCGATAGTAGTTCTTTTTTAGAGCGTCCTCGCTGATCCCGTTGATATCGAATTTGCGCATAAAGGAAAAAATACTTTCGATATACTGTATCCCATACATATGCTTGTTATAATCTATCCATTCGTGCAGCTCGGCCCAGAACATCAACTCTATCCGTCGCTCAAGGATTCGCTGCGAGCGTTCGCTAAGATAGTTGTAGTAAGCCGGATCTTTTCCACATCGTCTGTCCGGCAAAGCTATTTCCAGCGTTCCTTGCTCCAAAGGGCAGGAGGCCGGGCGCTTGGATGTCAGATCAAACAGGGTATGATACAAATCTGTCTTGTCCGGAAGGGTTATCACTCCTTCCCGGCAATCATTGAATTTTCCACGCATGTACTCCTCCAAATGCTTTTTTATGCTTATCTTTACTGTCACCATATCGATTTTCTCTCTTCTTATAGGCTTTTTTACTCTATTTTCCCTATGTGTATGTGTTATATTTTGCGACCAACACGTCAACAGACCAACAGGAAATATAAAATATGATGCTAATTTACTATATTTCAATGATATAATCGGTAAAATACTAAGAAACATGCGACCAACAAAAAATAGTGGTTGTTGGTCACCCCTACCAACCGTCAACAGTGCTTCATTTTTCCCCGAATTTAGAATTATTGCCAACAGTGACCAACAAAAAGAAAACGATGACCAACAGGAAACAACAGCCTACTTCTATTTAATTAATATATATATTATTGATTATTATATATTTATCTTATATCTGTTTTGAAATGTTTCATCTTTTGTTGGTCTGTTGGTCTGTTGACCACTTTTTCTATCCTTTATAGGGTTTCAAAACACGCAAAACTTGCTTATTTCTTTTTTTAATTTCAGGGGGTCCGGGGGAAATAGATGAATAAAGATAGAACCGGCTTCCCGGATGTGCTTGTTGTCCATGGCCTCCAATAGCCAAGCTATATCCTAGAAAGTCGGTTCTATGCGATTTTAAAATACTATCAGTCGTTAAAAGCGGAATCCCGGCTCAGTCTCCGGAGTCTGATCGTAGTTTTGTACGTCTCTTTCGAAATCGACATCGAGCAAGTCTCTGAGAATATCGTAATTGAAACAAACTGCCGAGGTATTACTCTCTTTGTTCACCATAATACGTTTCATGCTGTTATCTATGGTGGGTTCTCCCGCCGGGTTTGCTAGAATGTCTCCTTTTGGGACTTCTTTCACCTCTTGCCATCGATAGCGAGTGGAACGTACTTTGCCAATATAGGCCTCGTTACTTTCGAAATAGGTATTTAAGGATTGAAGAGAGAACGCCTCACCTTTTAGCTGTTGGGTATACATAGGATAGATATTTGTCATGTTTAGATATAAAACACGGGTATCTATGGGCTCTAGGTTTTTTATTTCCGTATCCCGGCCTTGTTTCTTAATTGTTACCTTTCCCGGTACTTCGATCTTATAGTCTCTACCTTGAACTAGACTTCCTGTATCGATCAAGAAGTTGAGTATACTGAAGAAGTTGAACATCTTATTTGAGGAACTAATCGATTCTACTTGTTTGATCACTTTCGCTATTGCGATTTCGAAGAACTGTTCTGCGGTAAAAGGTAGTTGCAATGAGGTATGTTCTTCCACTATACGACAAACGGAAACGAACATTGATACTGTTTCGAGTATACGAGAGAGACCATCCGTGTTTTTAACGGATACCCGTACTTCGTCTTTCAAGGATTTAAAGACCTCGTCGTATACTTTCTTATAATGTTGCAAGATGCTATTTCTGCACGCCAATATCTCAAGGAGGACGCTATGCAGTCCGGATTCCTCGTATCCTTTCAACTCATTGAAGATTTCTTCTTCCAATTCCGATCGATCGTCACGTTTCGGTACCTCGCAAATGATACATCGATTTGCGAGAGAGTTGTCATCCTGTTGGGGGCTTTCTTGGCCCATGATAACAAGAGCTGCGTTCACTTGGCTACTATCGATCTCCTTACTTACCGCATCCTTACGTTTCTGCTTGCCTTCTCCATCATATACGGCGGATTTCAAGGCTTGGAAAATCACAGGGTTTATTTGCGTGTCGTTATACTCTTCGAGCATGATCGGGATATTCCGGTATCTCTCCAGCCAAGAGAACAAAGCGGCGGGGGTTCCGGAGTTTAGGTTGAATGCTGGTGCGTCCGGAGACATCGATAGAGAGCGGATGGAATAACCAACTTGTGATTTTCCGGAACCCGTCGGACCGATAAAGAATAAAGCCGTAAAGGTTCTCCTGACATTGTATATATCGCTACGGAAGGCACTCATGATCGAATATATGATCGCCCACATACCGTTATTGTTTAGCTTGTATACCTCGTTCATCAGTGAGGCCCACTTTTGGAAATTGATAGAACATCCCGCTTTGGGTTCCCGGTACTTGATAAAGCGATCCAGATAGTAGCGATCGCTATCCCGGCGCTCGGATGCGTAAATTTTAGAGAAAGCCGGGATATAGTAATATTTTTTGTTATGTTCGACTAATCCTAGATCAGTAACATATTGAAGCTCTTGTTTACCATCTATCTCATGTACGATCGCATTACTGAAAGCAAAAAATCCTTCATCATACCAACCAAACATACGGAGTTCAAAGCATGTTTTAAATCTAGCGGCTATACTTTCAGATATAGAATCTAAATGGTTTTGAGTTCCGTTACTAAAGAAAAATGCGCCTTCTTCCCATATTCTTTTTTTAAAAGTTTGAAGGGTGATCATATCTCCACTAATCCATTCCATGTAAATGGGATAATTATAGCAAGGAGAGGTTATTTGGACAACTCGTTTGTTGAACTGGCTTTCTTTATCATAGATATGAATAAGCGGTTCCATATAAAAGTTTCCTACTCTTATATATGAATTTTTCCCATTAGAGAACATATATGCTACCTTCCTTCCTGAGGAATCTATCAAGGGAAAATATTTATAAGCTTTCCACATTCGATTTATTTCCGGATCTTTTTCAACGTAATCAGGCAAACGATTGGGATCGAAGATTAGAGCGGTACCATCTATTTGCAATGCGTCGTTATTAAACTTAACCTCAGATTTTCGAATTTCAAGATAAGGTTTTAGAACGTGCTCAAGAGCTGTTTTTGTTACTCCTAACATTCGTGCATAATCTGTAGTTTGGAAAGCCCGGGTGGTAGCATCCGCATAGGATATCACTTCAGAGCATCTTTCTAAGGCTATTTTCTTTATATTCTCGGGAGATTCCCGGAATGTACTGTATAATCCGATATAGTATTCATTGAATCCAATCTCTTTCTCTGTGTCTACGAGTTTATAACGTTCTTCACCTTTCTCGTCTACATAACTTTCCCGCTCTCTTTTATATTTGCTCATGGAGACCGTGAAGCCGGTTCTTGTCAAGGAACGTAGAAATGAGAGCTCTTCCGGTTCGATCATGTTTTCTTTTACCTCGAATTTATCCCTGCAACGGATGATGGGAGATAGCCGGCGAAGCTCTTGTACCTCGGACACACCCGGGATACCTGTTATAAGGATGACCGGACAAACTCCCCATCCCTCGGAGAAACGATTGACAGACCAAGTAAGGGTGACTTGTTTGCTCCCGGTTTTTACAAGTTCCTCCGCTTCTTCCACGCCGGTCAATCCCGGTTGAGTAGATTGGGCTGGCACGTTTTTCTTACCTACGGCTTGTAGCTCGGCAACTAGATTTGTTATCAATTCCCCGTCTGCGTTAAATCGTTCGGCGAGGGATACGATATACGCTTGCCTTTGTAATTTATCTGGCACGACGGAAATACTTTGGGCGATAATCCGGAGAACCTCTGTTTTCCGGATCGGATCGTCCATCTCGCTTTCGAATGCTTTATAAATAAAGGAGATGAAGTCGGTCTCCTGCTTTTTCAAGAATTTGGCTAGTTTCTCAGTCCCCATCTTGCGGGCGAAACTGTCCGGATCTTCTCCTTCCGGAAGAAGAACGGCACGGACGTTCATGCCCTCGGCCAGCATGATATCCATGTTCCGGACGGAGGCTTTCATGCCGGCTGCGTCTCCATCATAAACGGCAGTGATGTTTCGGGTAAATTTCTTGATGATCCGGACTTGATCTAGTGTAAGGGCGGTACCGCTACCGCAGACCGTATTGGGATAACCGGATTGAACGAAAGAGAGTACGTCAAATTGACCTTCCACCAAATAGCATTTATCGGATTTCGATATCTCTTGACGAGCTTGGTATATACCGAATAACGTCTTTCCCTTATGAAAAAGGGGAGTCTCCGGAGAGTTTAGATATTTACATTGGGTATCCTTTTCCAAGGAACGGCCCGTGAAACCGATCACTAGTCCTGATAAGGAATAAAACGGGAATGTGATCCTATTTACAAATCGATCGAAGATCTTTCCGTCCTCTTTCCTTGTAATCAAACCGGCCTTCTCCATAGTCGCCATGTCATAACCTTTTTGAGAGCCTAACTCGGTCAATGCGGTAAACATGGATGAAGAGTACCCCGCTCCATATTTAGACAGGATATTCGGGGTGATTCCTCGTGTTTCCAGATATTCAGCGGCCTCTTTCTTCTTGAGGAAAGCCGTAAACGTTTCTTGGGCGAATGTGAGGCAGATTTGTAGGGCCTCCCGCTCTTTCGCTTTGTTCCGTTCATCGTCGGTTAGTTCCCGTTCGGGTACTGTTATGTTGTATTTCGAGGCGACTAGCTTTACCGCCTCGAAGAAAGACATCCCTTCGTGCTCTTTTACGAAGGTTATCACGTTCCCGCCTTTACCACATCCAAAACATTTCCAGATATTCTTAGCGGGGGATACGACTAGGCTTGCGTCCTTGTCCCCATGGAATGGGCAAACTCCCTTGTAATTTACTCCAGCTTTTTTTAGCTTAACATAATCACCTATCACGTCTACTATATTGGCCGTGTTGATGATATTATCGATCACGTCTTGAGGTATCATATTTCATCTTCTTTATTGTCGTTAAATAAATATAGTTGTCGGGCTTCGAAGGCCTCTTGTAAGGATACGCCTAGAGTTGTGGCTAGACGTAAATACTCTTGATCTGTGGGGCTTTCCTCCCCCCGGTATAATTTCCAAAACCGTACTTGGTTGATATTTACCGCATGCAAGAAAGTTGTTGTTACATTGAAATATTCCGGATTGATTAATTTAATCCGGAACAATTCTAGCACAAGGTTCCGTTTTACGGAAGGACGGTAAACGATATGGTTCCTATGGATATATAGTTTAACGGCTAACTCGGTCTTTCCTAGAATCTTCCCTATTTCCTTGAGAGTTATCTTCCCCAGATTCTCCTTCAATATTTTTTCTTGGCTTTCTGACCAGCGTTGTCTTTTCATGTCGTCTTATGAATTTATAATCTTGACTAAAATCATAGTCATAGTTTCCTTCTTGAATGAACATACAGACTATTTTTATAAAGAGTTCTCTGTTTTCCTCCTTAACCGTAGCCTCGAGAGAGAATGAACAATCTACTTTCATATTTAGAAGTTCATTATATACGCTGTTCACATACTCCCGGAATTGATCTACTCCCATTTTCTCTTTATAGATGGCGATCCAGTTCCAATCTGTCATTCGATACCGGGCGTAACTATCCATCGATTACCTCAATATTGTCAAAATCTGCGGTGTCAAAATCCAATGGTTCTCCAAAAAGAGGATTATCGGAGGTGACGCACGCTCCCGGAACATATAGGTTTAGTTCCAGCCATTTCAAAAAATCCTCCCGGTCGCAATTAACGGGAGGGCATTCTACTTCGTATATGATTCTAGCTTTCATTGTATATTCTTTTCTAATTGTCTTTTCATATCCATTACGATCCTATCGACACTTGATCTTTGATCGATAGGCTTCGTCGCCAAGTAAGTACATAAGCAATCATCTAGGATGACAGCTTCTTCCTGTGAGATATCCTGAATGATGATCTTGCCGTTTGAATCCGTTTCGATATACATGATCATTCCTCCTTTCTCTGTGCCCATATGTTGTCCATCTTGGCTAACTTATTTTGCATGTAGCTGCGAAGTAAAGTGGAACATTCTTCTGTATAGTCCGCAAATTTGCAAGCGAACTGGTATTCACATGTCCGATCAACATCACGAACGAATTTGCCGGCATGATTGATTATGGCTTTTATGTGCATCTTATCGGACTGGATAAATTGCTCGTCCTGCATTAATAGCTCTTGGATTTCCATAGCGGAGTTCTCTAGGATATCTGCCGCTATGAACATCATCCAAATCGGTAAAGCGTACTCCTGCGGAGTAGTATGCGCCAACTTTTTTCTTTTGGCGGTGGCTACAGCCATCGCTAAATAATTCTTGTCATTCATCTTTTTTCTTTCCTCCTAAAATTTCCATGGCATGATTACACATCTTGATGGCCAGATATTGGAATAGCTTGGGAGATTTGTTTTTTGCGGGAGGTAAAAAATCCACATTCAATTTAACCATATCCTTATGTTGCGTGATGGTAATCACTGCCTTTGCTTGCTTGATTGCCTTGTAGGTCTTTTTATTCTGTCGTTTCATATTTCTTTAGTTATGTAGTGTATATCATGAAATCTGATGGATCAGCAAACATTGATGCCCTTTTTTCTTTCCAATCTATAGTTACTACTATCCACTCTGAAGGAATATTCATATAATCGAGTCCAATATATTTAGTAACCCAATATATAGATATACACCCAGATTCATGTTGTACAATCTCAAGATCCTCTGGCTCACATTTTAAACGGCATCGAATTTCACTCTTGAGATCCTCTAATTTTTCTTTTGCTTGTTCCAATGTTATCATATTCAGTGTATTTTTTAGGTTATTACAGAGAGTCTATCTGACTTGAATGTTTACGATTAATCTTTTGAAGAAAATCTTTACGATACTTCTCAGGATCAGCGGTGTAGGGGATGAGAATAACCGTTCGACAATCTATCCGGAGAGGAATCTTTCCTTCATCGTTACCGTTTGGTACGATAGGGGTTGGATTCTTTCCCATATCAGCCTTCTGTTTAATCATGGGAGGAGGAAGTTGTTTTTTCAATCCAAGTTCCTTTACTAGCGCATACACCTTCTCCGGGCGTATGCCTAACATCTTAGCCATAAATTGACCGGTCAGTTTTTTGTAATTAGTACGAATGTACTCCTTTTGTTCTTCTAATGTTGCCATGGTATTTTAGTTATTGCGTAATCTGACGTATTCGATTCTAAATCTCCTAGAGCGAGTTCTATATCTACAGAAATCATTCCTGGATATATATTCGCTAGCGACGAATATTGACAATAGAGCAGAGGCCACTATTGATCTTGCCATTGGAGAAAGGTCAAATGAGATATTGAAGTTCGTGCAGAACCACCATGCGGAAAGCTCGTTGATTTTGCTGCAACCTACTTTCTTATACACCCTTTGGATAACATTGTCAACAGTCTTAATCTTGATCTGTAGCGCATATGCAACCTCCTTGATCGAGGCTCCCCAGGCGATACGTTCCGCAATTTGACTTTCTCGTCGTGTTAGTTCTGCATATTTGTTCATATCAAGCCGGTGTTATGTCCCAGATCTCGTTAGGATCAGTTATTTCATATTTTGCGAAAACCTTCTCAACAGCCTCTTTTTCCTGTACAGGAATATTGGTGATGCGTTTACGCTTTTGATAGTAATGTTGCTTGGTCTTTGTACCCAAGGCTTTCATCAAATCTTCCTGCAAAAGCATGTAGTCTTCATACTTAACCTTTCGCGTTCCTTTCAAAAATGAGTAATTCAAATTCAATGCTGCCATATTACCACTTGATTAAATATTTTTTCAATGTTACACCGTTTATTGTTTGGGTCAAGCGTAGTTCAACACTATATCCTAACCTAATTAGTTTGTCTATGTCCTCTGAAGTGAGAGCATATACAAAACACGTTTCTCCTCCTTGTTTTGCCCCTTTTGCTATTTCTTTAAGCGCTGGTTTCAAACGACTGTAGTTCTCTACTAATTTCCGTGCATCTTTCGCACTAAACCAATTAAGCCAAATCTTTATCTTTCTCATACTTCATGTGTTTATAGGGTGTTTACCCTATTGATTAATAAATCTGCTTTTGTTATCTTTGAAATGTTGAATGTTTAATACAGGTGCAAATGTGATGAATATTTATATCAATTCAAAATAATTTGATGTAAATATTCATCAATCGTTCATTTTTATGGATAATGGAAGCGAAATAAAAGATAGACTATACATTCTTTCTAAAGAATTAGGGCTTAATGCAAGCCAATTCTCGGAAAGAATAGGCAAGGATCGTACTTATTTGTCTAATATAAGGAAAGAAATACAGACCGATGTGTTGAGGAATATTTTCATCGAATTTCCAGATGTGAATATATCATGGATTGTGACGGGGGAAGGTGAAATGTTCAATAAAACCTCTTCAATTGATAAATCGGATTCTCAGAAAGAGTTAATAGATCTTAAATGTAAGATTCGTGAGCTTGAAAAGAAAAATGAAAGTTTGATAGAGACGATTGGGTATTGGAAGGCAAAAGCAGGGGTTGATTTAAAGGACAAGCCTGCATGATGACGATGAGATACGGAGGAAAGTGGAATAAAGAAGGGGATGATATAGATTGATTTTTTATGTATAAATTTAATATAGAAACAACATGGAAAACAAAAGTATCTTAGATGGCATGACAATGTTATCTACATGGCATGAGAATGCAGAAAAAGCAATTACTAACGTACTTGTTGTATATAGTAATATATGCGACAAGTTTAAAAAGGATGATAAGTATGGGGAAGGGTTCGTGAATAATAATCAAGTTCTGATGGGGCAACTTACGTTAGCAGCGATCAAAGAACTAAATAAAGAAGAGAATACACACAGTAGCGGTGAACGAGTGAATAGTTCTAAACCGGGACTATTTTAGGACAAAATAGTATTATAGTGATTTTTTAATATTTTGATAAACAGATAAATAGATGCTAAGCGTTTACACAAAAGGGTCTTGGTACCCCGACTTAGAAAAAGGGAAATGGTTGGTATTCAACTGTTTCCCTT